ATTTTATTTACATTTGGTAACATATTTGCCATTGCCATTATATAACGATGTCTGTCATCACCTGTCATATGACGATGTGAAGACCTAGCATCATCTACAGCATCATTAAATTCAGTTTGAATTGACTGTATGAAAAAACGAGAAACAGTGTTCTCAGCTAAATCTTCTTGATATAATTGATAAACACAATACTTAGCACACGCTTCTTCATGTCCAGTAAGTAATAAAGGAAGCCCATCATCTCCTAAAGGAATACCACGATAATCAATTAAAACTGTTCCTGTTTCTATTTCTTCTCTTTCGAAAAATAAATAAGTGCCATTATAACCATAGTTAAATAGCCTTTTGTTTTCCTGTGTGTAAACATTCTCTAATTTGAAAATGTTACATGGTAACTTACCACGATAATTCGCAACACTTACTTCATGTCCAATTACCTCAATGAATTGAGCGAAATCTTTTATATATTCTACTTCAACAGTAGCACACCACTCTACAACGTTACGTAATGGTAACCCTTTCATTTTCTTTGGATAAGTCATTGAAAGTCTATTATAAATCTCCGTTGCTGTAAAATATTTATTTGTATTCATAATAATCTGTTGAAATTAATTTGTTCTTATCTATTATATCTTGAAACTTCTTTCTTAAAACAATTTTGTATTCAACTGTAAACGGATATGGTTCCCAAAAAAAATCCTCAAACTTAATGCCTAAATAATATTTGTCAAACCCAGTGTTAATATTGTAAACTAATGTCTCCTTTTTATCAATGCCTAAAAATACACTTGCATATTTAGTTGGTACTTTAAATGTCTCTCCGTTTTTACATATGTCTTCAAGTACAATATCCAAAAACGCATTAGTAATTTTATTCATCAAAGGTTTGCAAACAATACTATAACTGAGATTAGATTTCTTTTGCTTTTTTAAATCGCTCTTAAACAAATCAGTATAAAACTTAAATGGTCTATTCGATCTGAATCTATATTCGTTTATGTCAAGTAACATTATTAGATTTGTAGTAAAGATAAATCTATCCTTACCCAAGATCCTTACCTTTTTCTGTTTTTTTGATATTGTTTTCTTTCTCAGTGTTATCAATCGGCGTTCCACCATATCTCCCATGTTTAATTCCCATTACATCATTAATAGACCAAGCTTCTTGCCCAAACCATCCAACAGTCATATCATGGCCAGTCGCTTTCTTAACTGCCTTAAATACATCTGCAGTATTATCTAAACGCCTGTTCTCAATATGCTTGTCAATATCCATGTACATTTCATTAGGACAATCAGTTGTGATGAAAGCATTATCTTCAGAAACCTCAAATAATACCTCCTCCCCTTCAATAGTCCTTTTTAAAATATAAAATTCTTTTTGCTTGTATTCATTTTCCCTATCACAACTATTACAATCAACTATTTTTAATGAAGTAGAAACATGACAATAAAATGACATCCTTGTGAAAAGAATACCATCGATTGTTATGTCAAATATGAATTGTACGTATTTAATCATTACTTATTTGTTGATTTTCGTTTTGATCTGAAATCATTCTTGACTTTATCGAAGCCATATCATTAATAGGATCTCCAATTGATGATTGGGAACTTTCTAAAATATCTTTTACAACTAATAATTCTAATCTCCCAAGTAATATGTCTGGAAATGGATAATTAAAATCATTTACATCTTCTTCACATAATGCCATGACAGGACGAGCGAAAATGGCAGATAAACATGCTCTCTTAAAACCATCAGTAGGCATATTTCTTAATAAAATTATTTGTCCCTCTCGTGTGTCTTCATCATGATAACCATTTAAAACAGTACCGATAGGTAATGATTGTGTATATCGAGCTGAATCAGAAGTCAACCATTGTTCCATTTGAACAATATCAATTCGTTCATTTATAGAATGCCTATTACCAAAACCAGTTGTTCCAAAATAGTTTATGTTCCCAGGATATTCAATTAACTCTGGAATCTTCGCATAAAAAATACTATCCCCAGAATCATATCCCCCACATTTAATTCTATCACAAGCAATTTCAATACAACAAGACATTTGAAAGAAAGAATTAATTCCACTACCCTTTCTTTCATTAAGTAATACAGCTCTATATACATCCATTAAATACCAAATGTAACTCTCTTCATAAGGGCTATCATCGGAAATTTCAAATGAATTTACTTTCTCTAATATACTACTTGATATGTCTGTTAATTTCATTGCCTACGGGTTCTGCGATAATTAAGTTTTCCAATTTGCTTTTCTGCTACTTCTTTTTCTACACGAAGCTCAGAATCTTGAATTGTAAATGCTTCTTGAAGAGCCTTATATTCACCCTCTAATTTCTCATACTCTTTTTGAAGTTTTAAATATTCAGCTTGAAGCTTTTCTTTATCTGCTTCTAGTTCTTTTTGTTTTTCTTCTAATTCCACCGAATATTCTTTTAATTCTGCTAATGTTCTCTTTTTAGTTGTCATAATATTAATCTTTAAATTATTAAATAATCCTAACCCCCAAAAGAGGTTAGGATTGTTTATTTACACATGATTCAAAAACCAAGATTCATCAAGAGCATCTAAGTCTGGAAGAGCAGACCCACCATCAGGACGAGATCCTACCCATTCTTTTAGTAAAGTAAATAGATTTGCATCTATATCTCCAACAGCTGGTTCATCAGCCATCATTGCAGTATCACTCCAGTGATTTAAAAGTAAGTCTGTTTCTTTCATGTAGAAATAATAACATCTTTGATCAAGTTGCATTACATCTGGAGAAACATTGTTATACATTGGAGCTTTTAATTCAATCATAAGCATAACATATTTAGCATCTGGTTCTGGTTGAACAACTGGTTGAGCCGGAACTGTTCCTGCTTCATGACCAAAATGGTTATTCCGTAACCATTCGCCTGTTAATGTTTCTTCTTGGAAAATACCAAAAGATTGAGTTATTGCAAATGTTAATGCATTTGAAGAACCTTCTGTTACTGTAACTTCATTTCCATTAATAACAGCAATAGAAATAGTACCATCAGTAGTGTTTTGACTGATTCCAATATTATCAGATGCAGCAGTAAGAGCAGTAGCAACTGCTGCTACAGTTGTATCAAGATCAGTCCCACCAGCATCTGTTCCAGAATAAACTGTTTCATCGATTGTAATGTCAATATCACCAACAACATCATCTGCACCAGAATAAGCAATTTCAAAAAGATGAATGTGAGAAATAGCATCCCATTTCCGAATGTCTAATTCCCAATTGATTTTTACTTTTTGATTCTCATAACGATCATCAAGTTTTAAGTAAAAACTTAAAATTTCTGTATCAGCACCTTCTGTTACTGGAATGAAACCAGGTTCTTGTGAAACTAAAACAGCTGTATCATCATCTTCAATTTTATAAGCTAAAACCCCAATGTCTGCAGTTGAAGCATTAATCTCATCTGCAAGTAAACCAGAACCAGGAAGAGCAACAGAATTTCCATTAATAGAAATTGTAGATGCAGTAGTAGGATCATTTGTTACAATCCAAGCAAGTGAAGCATTAACAACAGCTTTCCGGTCATAATTAATCATTTCAATTATTTGTCCAAGAATCTCAAGCTTATCTGCATCAGCAAGCTCTCCTTCAATAGTTGATTGGATTGAAGGTAAGTGCCCATAGTAATACTTCATTTCATCATAAGAGTCAAATAACTCTCCATTGTAATTTACATCTTTGCCAATACTTAAACCAGCTTCGTAATTACAATCACTACAAGGTGCTGGTGCAATAAACTCAAGTAATCGAGATGCTTTCATTGATTCCTTTCCAACTCCGAACATTGCTCGTCTTAAAAAAGGAGTATTCGTATCAGCATCCACCCCAGGAAATGTAATTGGACCTTCAAAACCTCGATACAGAAGTGTTTTCATATTATTTCTACTTGTTGCAGTATAGACTCCAAAGTCTTTTGCACTCAAACTTGGCACGATAATGTGGCGTGCCCCACGATTTAAGTTTCCCATTTTTAGTTATTTTTTTGATTTCTTTGATTTATAATTAATTTACTTTCTAATCTAGGATCACTAACAATTTGGATGTAATCAATTATGCATTGGTTTATTACTTCTCTTGTAAATTCCTCTCGAAACTCACAATCAGTACTTGCACCATCAGGATCAAATCTAAATTGAATTGGATAACGATAATATTCCACTCGCATTTCTGCTGCATAAGAATCAGTATCTTTATAAGAAATAATGGCGTTAATATCATCTTTGTACATTTGAAAATAAAGCCTAGTAACAGGTTTATCTAATGTAGCTCTACGATGAGGATTATTCATTATTTGATAATACTTATCTGTCTGCATAAATCTTGCTTTGTGAAATTTATTACCTAAACCATCATTATAACAAGGGTCGCCCTCATAAGCTATTTTAAAGCCTATATTAAGAAGCTTTAATGATTGTGGGTACAATGTACCATTAACAATCATTTCTTCACTCCTTGGAAAGGTAAACAGGTTCTCGCCAATAATAGATGTAGGTATAGGTGGGTAGGATTCAGCAGTAGCCATTGTGGACCCATCAGTAATTATTAATAGCTGACTTAAATCCTCAATGCGCTTACTAACTGTTTCCGTACCTTTCAGCTTTCCTAATACAACCTCAAGTCTTGAACCATTATATAAACGATTAAACTTCTCAGGTAGTACAGTGGAAATACCCTCCTTCTTTATCCCATCCAAAAACAATTTATATGTTAATTCTGCATTCATTGATTAATCCTTAAATTCTTTTTCATAAAGATATTTATACATTGCTTTAATATCCTCTCGAATGGAATCCCATTCTTCATTAGGACAGTCTTTCCTAGCATTAGCACTTTGAATCATCTTTCCCAATGGCATATCTGCATACTTATTAATGAATTCTGTTTTGTTCTCGTCAATAGCAGTCTTTGATTTTGTTAATAAGGCTTCTTTACGAGAAACTTCAAATTCCATTTTAAGATCAGCAATAGTATCTTTTCCATTATACTCCTTCTTAAACTCTTTTAAATACTCATACTTTAATTCCAGAAAAGATTCCCTCTTCTCTGCATTCTTAGTAGTCTTATTAAGTGTGTCAATAGAGTTGGAAGCGGAGGAATGATCTCTCAATGCAGCATTTAAAGATTCTCTTAAGGAACGTTGCTCTTTATAAGCACGAACCAAAGCATCAATAGTTGTTGCTACAATCTCATTCCGAAAAACATAACCAGTTGATTGGGATTTTATAATTCCATCATATACCATTTCACGTATAATTAATTCATCTTTTATCAAGTCTTGTTCATCAAAGAACCGAATAACCTTTTCTGGGTTTTCTTCTGTGGCCTGATAAATAGCTGTTTTAATTGCAACTAAAGAACGATTTTTAAAGTCAGTAAGTCCAAGGTATAAATAAAGCGACTTCTTGTTTTGTTCATTCATGCGTGTCTTAATATAAGACATAGCATCAATTTTTTTCTCATAAGAATTTGCTTCTTTTATTGCCTCTTTCTCGTGATTAAGTAAAAGTACTTTATGTACATTTCCATTAACCTGGCTCCCATTAAAAGCCACTTGACGATAAAGTTTCGCTCTCATGAAACGAATTAAATCAAGGTTATTACTCAAATCTAAAATCCTCCCTTGATGAAGAAATATTAAATCTGAATTTAATAAGGACAATTCCTCTGTATTAAAGTCTTTTGTGATTTCTGGATAATCATCCAATCCATTTAAACCCTCAACTTTAGCCATTGCAAATCCCTTTTCCTTGTAATTGTTTCTTAAACACGTTACATGATACTTTTCATTTCTATTTAAATCTTTCATGTTATTAAATTATTTTTTAATTATTATACATAAAATGCTCTCTGTTTTCTTGGACGATAAATCTTAATTAAAGAATCAGGATCTTTTAAAGCAACACCAGTTTCTGATAATACGTGTGAATGCATTGCATCAACTGAATTTGCCATGTCACCACCTTTATTCATGCCATTAACAGCCCCCTGAATAAACTCACGTCCATCAAGTGCCAATAACTCAACATTACGGTCTAAAGCACCACTACGTTCTCCTACAGATAAAATCAAACCATCAAAAGAAGATGAACGGAATCCATCATCAGTTGTGTAACCAGGACGAGTTGCATCATCATACCAAGCATCTCTAATAGGATAAATACGGACTCCGCCATATTCATAATATTCAAATGTAGTATTAACTCCTTTAGTTTTCTTACCACCTCTGTCAACATACTCTGGTTGTACTTTAACAATGTTACTCATAGCATCTTGGAACTCTCCATATCCACCAGTACCAGTTAAGTAAACTACTTCTTGAATACCATCAGCATTTGAATAAAGTTTTAGTTTACCCATAGCAGCATCAAGAAATTTACGTGTGATTCTATTTACCGGCATATCCCATGAACCATCACCTTGATTCATAATACCTTCACCAGCCCAAATCTCAACACCATTCTCTAATGTCATCTGTGCTTTACCGGATTCATTAATTGTTCCTTGCCCCCATTTAATGTTGCGTTCACGATAGGTGAAAAAAGTTTCCATCATTTCGTTTTCTGCATGGCTCATCCAAGTATTTTCCTTGTTGTGTGATGTCCAGATAACGTTGTTGGTTTTAGTTTTCTCAGCTGAACCAGAAATTGACCATTTCAAACGCATAATAGTAGTAAAGGTACGCATGAATTTACCCATGGAATACTTCTCATAAGCAGTTTCCGACATCTCTTCATACATATTATAAACAACGCCAAATTCCGCTCCCTTTTGAAGGATTGCAGGATCAATATAAGCTTTGTTTGGAACTTTTGATACTAATTTTGCCCGATATAAAAATTCTCCAGGAGCTACTTCTTTAGGAAGTTCATTTGTGTAAAAGAACAGATACGTTTCATTATCTTCTAATTCAATAACATCTCTTGGTGAAAACCAATTTGTGTTAGAATAAATTTGAACTTCTGTTCCAGATTTCCCTGGTGTGCCTCCTTCAATTGCTGGATAAGCATCACAGACTGCAACTCTTGTCATAATACCTTTCCGGTTCCTTGGAGTCGCAACAGGCCATCTGATTTCTCTAGAATCGATTCTCTTATAAGAATGTTTTCCACGATCATAAATAGAACGATTGCCAGTTTCTGTTCCGACATAACCTCGTTCAGCTAAAAAAGACTGCAATGGAGCATTTGCTCGATATGCAGTACTTGCATTTGCTAAAAACATAGGACTCGAAACTGCATATTTCATAAAATGATTTACAGTTGGAGTCTCGTTAGCAAACGATTGGGGTGTGAATTTTAATTTTTCCATAAAATTTTTAATTTTCAATGTTAATATTCAGGGTTCTCAAGAGCATTAATATTGGGTGCTTCATTGCTTCGCTTACTGCCTGCTTTTAAATCAGGACGATCGTTATCAAGTTTATCCATGAATTCGAGCATCTTTAATTTAGTAGATTCCTCAGACATTAAGTTTTTAAAAAAATCATCACCTGTGCTCTCTAAAAAGGCTAGTTTTAACAGGACTTTGTCATCTGATAAAACTCTATCCATTTTAGAATAACCATCTGCTTCTGGAATAAACATTTGACTCATTGCCTCTTTAGATTCATCAGTGATCGCTTTGCGAACGTTAATTCCTCCAATTGTTAATTCGTCTGCAATTTCTCCAAAGGCTTTGTTGAAAGTCTCTTTGATCTCTTCTGGTTTTTTAGGCTCAGGAGCTTTAAAATTTTCAGGATCAAATTGATACTTTTCAGCTTCAAGATTTAATTCTTCTCTTACTTTTCCCGCTTCGATTTTCATTTCTAAAGGAGACATCTTCGCAACATGAGCTTCATATTCACTCATTTCTAATCCATTTTTATTATCCTCAGACTTTAATCCATATTGTTTGACAAGTTTTTCAATCACCAATTCATTATCAGGTTTGCTTTGCAAACTTTCTGAATCAAAATAAGGCTTCTTTTCTTCAAACCATTCTGTAACATTAAAGTCTTTTCCCTTCTCAATAGCTTCTCTTTGTAATTCTACTGCTAAAGGATGATAAATACCATTAGGAACTTGCTTAGATGTATCATCAGAAACGACACCTCTAAATGCTTCTTTTAATAATTCTATTTCATTTTCTTCATTTACATTCTCAGGAATCTTGAATGATTCTTTTTGATCTTCTGGCAAGAATGATTTTACTGCATTCCAATTGTCTGATGGAGTAAAGTCATCTGCTTTTTCACCATCTGCTTTTTCATCAGTACCACCACCAGTATCTTGATTTGTAATAAACTCCTCTTCTGTTTTTTCAAAGTTTTCAAGCATTTTATCATCAATTCCTGATTGATCTTCTTCTTTATATAAATTAAATTTTCTCATCATCATTTTTATTTTTTAGTTAAAACTAATCCTTTTTCTTTAGATTTTATAATTCGATCATTATAACTTGGCATTAATGCAACAATCCAATCTATTTGAATTATCCAATATAATGATCCCTCACAAACAATCGCATCAAAATTAACAAAATTTTTATTATCAACCGAATCTTTTAATAGACCCCAATTTCTAGCACCCATTGCTGCAATTGTTCCATTTGGAATGTTTTCTTTATCAGAACTGAAATATACCTTTACCAGAAAAGGATGATCGTTTAACTTCTCATCACCCATTACGCTAAAAAGTGCTTCAACCGGACTTCTTGTAGCTGAACCAGGTGCAATAATTCGAGGCTTCTTCATCGCATTTAAAGCTTCTTCTGTTTCAACAATTTTTACAATTAGAAAACCCGGTTTCGGTTCTAACATCTCATGTTCTTTTTTTTGATAATTCATCTGTTTTTCCATAAAATTTTAATTTTAATTATCCTTAATATGTTCTTTTGCTCTATTCTGTGTATTTTTATTTAATTCAATAGCTCCTTTCTGATCCTCAATTGTTTTGTTTACAATCATTTGTGTTGATTGTAATAATTCATTTATCATTGAAGATCTCTTTTGTTCATCTAAATAAGATAATTCAACTTCTCGCTCAGTTAAAATATCAAGTACTTTAGTGTAATTATCTGTCTCATTCTTCTTCGCTGTTATTTGATTTTTAATTTCGTCACTTGTCGATTCTGATTGAATTTTCATTTGTTCAACCTTTACAGCAAATTCTTTTATTTCTAAATCTCGTGTTTTTAATTCTTTGTCAATTTCTGCTTTCATTTGCTCAGTTTCTTTCTGTGCATTTATTTGATCAGTAAATTGCTTCTGTTTTAATTCAATTGCATGTTCTGCATAATAATCTAATTTCTTTTCCATCTCATTAACAGTCTTTGCATTTAAAACTTTTACAAGATCATTTACATTTAATTGTCCTGTTTGCATATGAGAAACAGCAAGGCTTGATATATTCTCAATCTTACGCATTTCTTCATTGTTGTTTTCTATTAAAAGATCTAAGTCTGCAAGATTAACTAAATTCGATTCAATCTCATCAACATCTTGAAATCCATCTTCATCTAAATATTGAACAATGTTTTTATCTTTTCCCTTTATTCTTGCTGATAGTCTTAAAAGCCTTAATAAAGCCTTTGCAATAAGGTTGTCATATTTCCAGTAGATTATATCAGTAATGATAGAACTGCTCTCTATGGCAAGCTCAGCTGTCTTAGCACCATCATACTGAGACATATCTCCACGAGCTTGTCGTGAAACACCAGATAAATTATCTACAGTTATTTTAATGTTTTGTTTTATCTGTTCTAAATATTGAATTGATCCAGAAACAGAAAAGTCCATCATTGTCCAATTATTGAAATTAGATTTCCTTCCACTTACTCCTAATGATTTTTTAACTGTGTCAACCCATACAACACCAAGCTTACGTTCCCGAGACCATTCTTCGTCTGCCATGTCAGGAATCTGTCCTTTATCCATTAAGATAGTTTTAGTTCCTGATACTGCAATCATATATTCAATTTGAAAATCTATGATATTATATAAAGATTGCATATCTTTTGTTGTCCAAATTAAAGAATTTCTTGCTTGATCTAATCCATTAAAATTAAAACCAACAATTGGGAGTTCAGCAAAAGATGGTTGTTCAAATAGCCTTACAGCCTTATCTTGTTCCTTCCGAGGTTTTACATATACACAAATATCATTATCAATAAAAACAGCTTCATAGGTGTAATTAATAAACTTCTTCTTTTCAGTCTGTCCTTTTCGAGTTTTATCTTTGCCTTGCTTCTCTTTATAATAATGAAAATCAGGATTCCATTTCGCTGGACTAACAATATAATCTTTCCTTTCAGAAGTCTTGAAAAAGACTTTTTTAACTGTTGGCATATTATCATTATTAGAAGAACCATATCCACCAGTGTAAACATAATCATCTCCATAACTATCATATGAAAAATTATTCATGTTTGTTGGAGTATATAATTGCTTTAATTTGCCAATTGTATAAGTATCTAAATACTCTCCATATTTTTCCATTAAATTACCCAATGACATAACCTCAGTTATTACTTGGATATCTCCCTCACAAGAAAATTCATCTGTACTACCTCCAGAACTAAATACTTTATATGCAGGTATATATTTATAAATTAATTTATTGTTCCCTTCATCATAATCAACATAAATATATGGAGCTCCTGTTACATTCATTTCTAAAAACCCTTTTTGATTTTCTCGATCAACGTTTAAAAGCTCTTTCTCTGCTAACAATAATTTCTTTGCTTTAATCTCAACAAGATCTTGATAAGTATATTTAAAATTCTGATCAATTGATACTCGTTCCTCTTCTGATAATTTAAGTTCTCTATTTAATAAAAAAATAACTTTTTCAAATTTACTATTTATTATCGGCATTTGTTGTTGTAACTCTTGTAACTGAGTTGCATGTTCTTCGTTTTCCGGTTGTTGTTGTAATACAGATTGTAATCTCATTCTTTCTGCATTTATCATTTGTAGTTGTTCTTGAATTTGATCCGTAACAACTTTAGCCTTATCATCAATAGTCTTGAAATAAGCCTTTATTTGTTCATTTTTCTTTCTACGCAAAGAACGTTGATCTACTGTTTTAACAGAAAAAACAAATGGTCTATTTATATAACGTGAAACAATCCATTCAATATTATCTTTTACAATAGAATTAAAAGGAACTTTAGCTGGAAGATAATAATCTCCATATCTATTCAAATACTCTTTGTCTGAATTAGACACATCTGAATTAAACATATTCCAACAAGTAATAGATTTATTTATATTCTCTTTATCAGAAATAGAAGCATCAACAGCTTGCTTTGCAATTGCTCTTAAATGCTGTTCTTTTTTTGACAATTTATTATCTTCCATATGGATTATATGATTTGTAATGACTGTTAAATGAAAAATCTTGTTTCTCTACTTGGCTTTTATCTTGCATTTCAAGAATTATTTCTTCTCTTTGAATAATATTTAATGACATTGTAATTATCGTATCATCATTAAAACTACCTTTTTTTGTATTATATCTAAATCGAATTATCCTATCTAACATAAATGGATCTAATATGCGTGATACTGCAACACATCCCCCATCTTCTCCTAATAAATAATCATTCAACTTACTTAACCAATGTGGCTTAGTTGACGGATCTATTCCATATCGATTAGAAACTTTACTGTTCTCAACCATATTTGATATTACGAAATCTGGTCTTAATTGAAGTAATGCTTCCATCCCTTTAAGTTCATAAAAGTCAAATATACGCAAATTAGAATACTCAACCAAAGTTTTTTCCAATAAATTATACGCAATAGCTACCTTTAATGTTTCCTCATAAAAAGTAGGAGCTCCACCCATCATCTGATCTGGTCTATAAAACAATCGACAAATCCAACTATCAGAAAATTCATTTGAAAAATCAAATTCTTTGTAAACAGTCATAGATCCCTTTGAGCTAGAAGAATTTGCTTCATTCCTGTCATATGAATCAATGGATCCTGCATAAATAGAATCTGAATTTGGTGTCTCTATAATAGAAGAAGTAATAACTCCATATTCATTTGGCCCACTTTCAAAATAAGAACCTTTAGTCCAATTAGAAGGATCATTCCACTTCCAATGTCCTTCTCTTATTATTTGTGTATCAGTATTTCTTTTTAATAAATTCTTTTGAGCATTTGCAGCCATTATTATTCTCTTATCAAAAAAGCCTCCACCTGTCATTGAAAAAGCCTCAGATGCAAATTCAGGATTGTTTACCTTATAAAGATAAAGCTTTTTATCTGTATTACATTTTGACTCTGCAGCTTTATGATATTTCTTAGATTCTTCAACAAGCGAATTACCATCCTTATCAACAATAGTATAAAGATTCCTATTAATAAATCCACCAACACGTTTTCCCTCAATATAATCATTTTCCTTTTCATTATGATCTTCGAAATCAAGAAGACCTTCTTCAATAGGATTATTGTAAAAATATTCCAAGTCAGCCGCACCAGCATCCATATTTCCTGATGTCCCAATAAGAACTTGATTACCTGTTCTTACTCCTTCATTTACTATAGATGGTTGAATAAATTCTTTTGTTGCTCTAACCATACCGTAAGCCCATTTTCCTATCTCTTCATAAACAACTAATGTTGGGGAGAACCTCGATGCTGCTTGTGGATTATCCTTGGCTGTAAGAGAAATTATTTTTGATCCATAGAACTTTGCTTCTAAATAATCACTTGAATCTCCACCACGCTTCCTCTGCTTGTAAAATTGAGTATTTATTAACTTATCTAAACCTCTCTTTGTGTTGTTGAACGTTCTATCTGCATCTGTCTGTTGTCCAGCTATAATAATGTTTTCACTATCCGGGAAAAAAGTATAGTTAAAACCAAGCATCATACCAGCAACCTTTTCACTATATCCTTTTTGACGTGCTTTAAAATCAAGGTCATCTTTCCCTAAAGTCATCATTGTTTGCCATTGCCATGCTTGCTGATAATCTAAATCAATAAATCTTGGATTTATTAATTGTTTTATCTTCCCACCAACTTCTTTTCCGTATATCCACCAAAAATTTAAATAAAAATAATGCCTTCCATGAATAGTTACATCACTTCCATCTTTTCTTGCATGAGGAATCCGATAACCCAAATAACATCTTCTTTTTTGTTCTTCCCACCATGTGTGATCAACAACAGTGTTTTTTAATGTATATGAATCAACTTGATCAATTGGAATATGAAAAGGATCTCCTTCATTTGGTAAATCAGCACCAATTATTACTGGAGAAAATCTTTCTGTATCAACAAAAGGATTCTCTAAATCAATTCTATATTTTTTATCGTATGCAAACATTAATTTACAATACTATTAATAATAAAATAAACAACGACAACTACAAGCCCTGTTGAGGTACATATAGCGATTAACTTTGTTCTTTGATACCTTTGACCTAAGTCTTTGAAATCTCTTCTTATAATGCTTATATTCGCACTGTATGTTGAAAGACTGTCTTTGATAAGAACTAATGACTCTTGCATGTAAGTATAATCATTTACACATATAGTAAGCGCACTGTCTTTTATTCCCAATATCCGCTTTAGCTCACAAACCTTATCGCTTAATTCTTGTGTCTCATAATATAAATCTAAAATACCTTTATATTCTTCTTCGCTAAAACAATGTTCGCTTTTTCCTTCTGAGGTATTCTCGGAGTTCTCTGTCTGTGATACTGTCGGGAGTATTATAACGAATACTATCCCAATAATTATTAATAGCTTCTTCATCATATGTAAGTTTTAATAACGAATCAATTAATTCATTTCTTTGATTGAAATATTCTATTCTAATATCAATTATATTCTCTAATGAATCAATCGATCTATTTAATGCGTCTATACGAAATGTCGTTTCAGATTCTTGTTTCGATGATTTCTTAATAACAGATATAACATAAAAACTAAAACCTAATATTAAAATTAAGCTAAGTAAATTCGTTATGTTAAATTCTATTTTCATTACGTTGTTGTATTACTTTACCACTAATTACCA